GCAGGCACAAGGTGGTGTACCAGATAGTATGATTGGTAGCACCCCTGATGTTTTAAATATTAAGAATACTACACCTATGAATAATGTTAACTTCACTGCATCTGAATTGACTCAATTTGATAGACATGTAGATGAGATAGAAAGGATGTGTAAATTTTCTGGAAAGTTTCTTGATGAACTTTTGGGTCTTAAAGGTACAAAAGGTGATGCTAAGTGGCATATCTCATCATATATGAAACAGTTTTTCAATGATCAGATAAAACAGGCACAAACTATTACTAATACAGATAAAGCATTAGCAGATATGATTAACTTCTATGATGGTAAGGTAAATGCTGCTGCTAGTAAACTAACAGCAAAGACACAGGTGCAGAAAAAGAATTTAATCTATGCAAGTCAAAACTATGCGGTAGAAAATGCTGATAAGTTTAGAGGTGTGCTCAAATTATATAAAGAACTACAAGCATTGAAAACAATGGTAATAAAAAAACTTGATGCATTGGAGACTACTATTCAAACATATGTTATGACTGATAAGGGTTATAAAATTACGTCTCATGAGGGTTATGTTCTACATAAGGATGGAGACATGATCAAATTTGTTAACCGTATTGAGTTTTCATATAACAACTTCACACTCGCAAAGCAATGGCGATAGAATTAGAATCTAGGGTTTGTTATTTTACGTTTGGTAGATTCCAACCCCCTACAACAGGACATAAGGAGAACTTTTTAGCTGTAAAGAAAGCAGCTAAAGGTCATGACTATCGCATATACATTTCTCAGACTGTAGATAAGAAAGGAACTAACCCACTAGATCCTGATACGAAATTAAAGTATATGATTAAGATGTTTCCTGAGCATAGAGGAAAAATTTTTAGCGGACCTAGAGATCCAACTGCAGTCTTCCAAGATATTATGAAAGATGGATACCATGAAGCATACTTTCTTGTTGGATCTGATAGAGTAAAAGCTATGCAGTGGGTTAAGAACTACAATCATAAAGACTATTCTTTCCGTAAGATGGATATTATATCATCTGGAGAACGTGATGCAGATGGTGATACCTTTGCAATATCTGGAACAAAAATGCGGAGAGCAGCTAAGGTGGGTGACTTTACAACCTTTAGAAAAGGTATTCCTTCCGCACTGCAAGACAAACAATGCAGAGAGTTGATGATAGAAATACACGATAACATGTAAACCCGTATAAATAAACTTGATATGTACACATATATTAATGAAATCTTTCTCGGACTTTGCGAAGAAAACTAAGGTTGCGGAAGCAAATATCACCAAAGATAAGTTCTATAAGAATGAAGTCTATAAAAAAGGTGAGTGGATTCTTACTGAGAACGGACAAGTAGGAAAGATTTTACGTCGAGGACCTAACTATGTGTTGTGTCTTACTGCTGAAGAAACTACCTTCCGCACTTGGATTACAAACATCAAAGAGGTATTCGAGATTGGAACTGACGCATATCGTGAGTATGTAATGTCGCTTACACCTGGCCAAAAGGTACAGAAACCCGCAGGTACAGTTGAAGTTAAGCAAACAATTCCAACAGACCCCAAAAAAGATAAGATGAGCCATCACGAGGAAAAAAGTTTAGCAGAATTAGCTGCAGAAACAAGTCTAAACACACAGTTTAAAAGTGTCGAAGAGACATGGAGATATGATTACTCCGCAGTCATGGGTAATACAGACATCAAAGGCAAAGGAGCTGATGGTGTTGGAGGTGGTGACGCACCTGGTATGAAACTTGCGGAACCAAAAGGTGAAGAAGGCAAACCAACCATCAAAAAGGTAAAGCATTCATGTGCTACTAAGGTAGAACATGCAGAGTGGGGTGAAGGTAACTGTATAAAAGGAGAGCACACACTACTAGAAGATGGAACAGTAACACACTATGATGTTATGTTCGATCATGGACTAGAAAAGAATGTTGCTGTCGAAGATATTAAGGTAACAAGAGAAGCAGTGCATGAGCATGTTGCTAGACCAGAAGGAAATCCAGATCAGGATGAAGTAAATACAGATCTACCTGCAGGACCACACGGACAGACTTTCGTAGAACCTGCAATCAAGTCAGAAGGATACGGTAAAGGTAGTAAGAAGAAAAAGGCACAGGAAGAAAGAGCTGAAGTCGTAGGTGAGGGCAAGGGTCTCTATGCTAATATCCATGCTAAGAGAAAGCGTGGTGAGAAGATGCGTAGTAAGGGTGACAAGGGTGCACCAACTGAGAAAGACTTTAAAGACTCAGCAAAGACAGCTAAGAAGGAATCATTATCTTTCTCAGCATTCAGGAGTATTGCTGAAAAAAAGTAACCTCGACTATCGAGGTGATGCCTGAGTTGGAGGATCCCGATGGTCGTAAACACGGTAACGAACCAGCTCCTAAGGTTGACGAGAAGACTGGAAAGGTGAAGAAGATGCAATGCAATCACACTAAAGAAGGGGTAGAATGCCCAGTACACGGAAAGAACGGTTGTCCTAATATAATAAACGTTTAGAGTATGAGAAAAATTTGGCAAGAGGATGTGATCTCTGATCTATCCTCGTTTCGTAATCTGAAAAATAAATATGAACAGATCATTCCAGAGATCATACGATTTGTGGAGGTCAATCAACCCATATTATCTGAGTGGGTACTCGACAAGTGGGTAGAAGATAGAAATTTAGGTAGAGTACAGCTCTGGGATGGGTCATGGAAGGTTATACCCATGCCACTCAATGCAGTAGGAACCACAGCATCAGAAGAAGACTTTGAACTCAGCGAGATGGTATCATTCGTTGAGTTATTTAATACTACGGTGGAGAAAGTACAAGAGGTACTACCTAAACTGACTGAGAGTATGCAAGAACTGTGTCCTACTTTCTATAGTGCTATAAAAGAAGACGTAGATGGTATGTTACTTAAGTCATGTACCATAAGTAAGTTGTCACCTGGTACAAAGATCAATCCTCACAGTGGTGACATAGATTCATTACGCTTACACTTCCCTATAATAGATGATCCAGAAGCATGGTTGAGTGTGCGTGGTAGAAAGAGGTCATGGAAGGTGGGAGAACTCTTTGCATTCCATGATAATGACAAGCATTGGGCACAACACAATGGTACAAGAGATAGAATAGTAGTTATTATGGACTATGCACTGTCTCAACTAGAGGAAAAGGGTATATTTATAGAGAAATGGGAGGAAGAACTTGCTATATAATATACAAATTGCAATTTAATCATGACTAAATTCCTACTCCCCATTGCTATCAACATCATTGATAAAGCAGTAGACAAAATTCCTGAGGATCTAGAAGGTAAGATCAAAGAGTTCCTTATTGGACTACTTAAAAAGGCAGCTGCCAAATCAGGAAACAAAGTAGACGATCAACTAGTCGCAGCACTAGAGAAAGCACTACTTGAATAAATAAAATATAGACAACTTTTAAATATCGGAGATTGCCATGTCGCTTTATGGTAAGGACGACAGTAACGCCAATAAAACCAAAGCGGGTATTGGTGTCGCTGCAAGTTCAAACACAAAAACAATCGTCTTCATTGATGACACTGAAGCACAACTAGCTGAGAACAAAGCTAGAGGTGTTAACTCACCAGGTTGGCATAGTTTCTATACTTACACAGACATGCACGGTAATACCCGTACCAAGTCAGAGCATTTAGTTACTATCGCAGGACCTGAAGCAAACGCATCAGAGACACAATCGGATGATACAATCGGAGCAGATATTACATCTGTAATCACACCTGGTACAGTTGCTGCTGTAACAACATACGCTCCTGCGGGTGCTGTTGCTACATTTAGTGACAACGGTGGTGCTGATGGATCCAGAACTGCTGGTACATACACAGTTACTAACGCTGCAGGTAACGCATCTGGTACAGGTGCTGACTTCTCAGTCGTAGTTGCTGCGGGTGGAGCACCAACAGTAACATTAGTATCTGGTGGAACAGGTTACGCTGATAACGAGACAATCACAATCGCTGACGCATCACTTGGTGGTGGTGGCGGTGCTGCTGTTGTTGTTACAGTAACTGCTGCTGCTACAGCTGCTGCTACATTCACATTGAGTGGAGCATCATCTACTGGAGCAGGTGCATCTCTTACATACCAATGGCAGAGACAGGATCCTGGTTCAACTAACTACCAAGACTTGGCTGGTAAGACTTCAGCAAACACTGGATCCATTACAGGACTTACAGTTGCTGCTGACAACGGTGCTAAGTACAGATGTGTTGTTAACAACAGCATCGGTGGTGTTGTAAAGACCAGTACTGCAGGTACGCTGACTGTATTAGACAGAGCATAATGACGCATGAGATTTGATGAATTGAATGAGGACAACTATGTCCTCTTTGCTATTAAACATTATGATAACCCTCAAGCGGCTACAAAAGAAGATTTCTTTGAGGACATGAGACGTTTTAAGTACATTAAACGTCTCCTCAAGAAATACCACAAAGGAACTGAGGTCAAACTCAATCTTCTTTTAAACCATATCATAATCATATACAATGTCTTTGGTGACGCTGCACCATTACTTCTCTTTTATAAAATGGAGAGGGATTACTGGTCAGATATAAAGGCAATCATGGTATTCTTAAACAAATACCCTGAACTAGAAACAAGCAGTCTTAAAGAGATTGCGGTTAATGAGTGTATCTTAGAGGAGCTTAAAAAGATATGATGGGTGCAATGGGTATCACTAATAAAGGTCCTATTAACACACCTACTACAGGACAAGGTGCGATAGCAGGCTTTGATCCTATCATGAAACTCCATAGGAGAGCAGTGAAATCTAGGAAGAAGCGAGAGAACGCTGGTAAACAGTGGGAACATCGTAGAGAGGATCCGACCTACATAGATGGTAGGAGTAAACAAGCTCGTAAACTTATTAAAAGATTATCTAAACGTAAGAAAATGGCTGAAGCAGTTATTAAAGAAGAAGAAAAATCTAGTGGTGGTGGAGAAAACACCTCTCAGGCTTACAAATTTATTTCACAGAAACGTAAGGTTCAGAAGAAGCAAGAGCGTGAGAAGCGTGCTGCTAATAGAAAGCAAGAGATCCAAATGATCTCCCGTGCAAAGTCATCTGACTATCAGAAGAAAGCAAAAGATAGACAGAAGAAGTTATCTTCTCAGTTAAAGAAAGAAGAGTTTGGTGATGGTCTAGTATACTTAGAATCATTATGTGAACAGATTGATAGTGAGAATACTAATCCAACACACTATTTCTTCTATGACGAAACAGAATTAGAGTTGACACAAGAGCAAGCAAGTGTTATAATTGATAGGTTCAATCAGTTATCTGAAGAGCATAAGGATGCATTTATTAATATGATTCCTGACAGCAAAGAGGTACTGACCACGTTTATGTCTATGTGATGCTTGGATATATTGATGTATTAAGTGAAGACCAATCTCAAGAGACAATAAAATTAGTTGAAAAACTAGAAAAAGTATGGATCCGTAGGGCACCAGTCCCTATGGATTTTTTTACTGTCGGTGCATGTACATACATGGAGGGGTGTGAGAGTATTAAAAAGTACCACCGTCACAGGAAAGTAATGAACCCTGTGTTGAAGAAGCACTTTACATGGTTGTATGATATATTACTAGACAAGTTAGCTACGCAGTTTGGTCCTTGTGAGATCGTAGATGAGTTAGGTCATCCTGGTTTTCATATCTTTGGACATAAACCAGGTCAGGTATCAGATCCTGAGTGTGCTAAGAGGTTTGAGAAACCATTGGCATCTCTTCATGTGGACATACAGTACAAAGAACACATGGATTACTGGGCAACATATAAAGAGTTTGACTTGGAGGATCAATTATCATTTACTTTACCCATAGAATTACCCACACATGGTGGTGGACTATGGTTATGGGATTGGTTAGAGTTAGATACAGAACAGATTGACAACTTCAATTTCCAAGGTGATGAGAATAAGGATACATATATCAAAGAAGTCATGAAAGATATTGATCCCAGAGAGAGTAAAGAGTTTTGGGATAATGGATCTCTACCTTTTAAATACAATCCTATATACGACACGAAACCTATGGTAGTACCTTATACAGTAGGTAAACTATTCTACCATGTTGGACATATCTTACATCAAATTATTCCTGGTTACAACTTGCAACCAGGTGACAGACGAATTACTTTACAGGGGCATGGAATTAAGTGTGATGGCATATGGAAAATATACTTTTAGACTTTAATAGAATACAAGTTCTAACACCTGAGGAGACTGAGAACGTATTTAATGAACTCATATCCATGAGGAAACTCTGGTTGGCTAGAACTAACTGGCATCCTGCATTTGAGATCGCAGGTGAAGACAATGATATAGAGTCATACATGCACTACTATACTCTGGGTGCTACCCTTTATATGGATGCTAGAGACAGAGGTTGGAAGTTCTATACTAAGTTATATAAAATGTATAATCGTGTCCTGTGGAAGCGTCTAGGGTGGTTATACGATAAGTTTCTAGTGGAGATACAAAAAGAAATAGGAGAGGCAGAATACACTGAGGGACTAGGTTTACCTGGTTTTCACATCTATGAGTTTGATGATGCAACCAGTGATATAAAACACCATAGATGTCTTCATTATGATGGACAGTGGTGGTATGCTAGGAAGTTTTTCAAGGAGAAATTCAAAGAGATAGACTTTAGAAACCAGTTGAGTTATACATTTAGTATCAAGTTACCCCACAGTGGTGCAGGTATTGCTATGTGGAATTTACCTAAAGAGTTTAATGATAAGGCAAATGCTCTCAAGAATGGTGAGGATATAATAAAAAGATATGAGAACGTAGAATATGTCAAGGAGATAAAGGAACTAAAGAACCTTGAGGATCCATGGAAGTATGATGAATTCTTTTATGGTGATGGTGATCTAGATCCTTTCATACCACATGTCATTCCACACCTAGAAGGACATTCATTCTGGTACTCTGGTATGATTATGCACCAGATGATACTAGGAGATAAATTTAAGAAGGGTGATTATAGGATTACATTTCAAGGACATGGACTTAAGTGTGATGGTAAGTGGAGGCTTTGGTGGTGAGTAGGACATGGTTTGATAAGTTCTGGACACATGAGGATATTTGCCCACGACTTAAGTATCTTTTAGAAGATTTTGATGAGGTAAGACAAGAGTTCCTTGACAATAAGGACAAACTTGTATGGAACTCATGGAACTATGGACTTAAAAGATATCAGAAGGACTGGGTATACAAAGCATACGAGGGTTGGTCTGTTGCAGGTCTATTTGCAGAGAAACATTCAGCTATTGACTGGGGTAACCTAGGATATACAGATGAGCATGGGACTAAAGAGGATCCTAAAGGGGTGTATAAGTGTACAGGGACAGATGATATCTTACTGGATAGAGTTGATGAGAACGGTATAGGATATACAAAGAACTGTTTGGTTCTACCTAAGTTGACTAAGAAACTACGTGATGCAGGTATCACCAGTAGAGCAGCGATTAGTGTGACTGATCCTACTAGTGGAATAGCATGGCATGTTGATAAAGACCCAGAGACTGAGGATACTATGTTGATCAGAGGGTTGATTGGTTTAGATGTAAGGATAGGTTTCGATGAGGTATGTTACATCGGTCTGGGAACTCCTAACCATGAGGAAAAGCATGACATCAGGACAGGTGTTGACCTATTTTTTTATAGCAGAGTACCTCATCATGTGGTGAATAGGTTGACACACCCTCGATACTGTATACTCTTGGACGTTTTGATGCCCAAAGCAACACTTCGTAATAAATAATATCCATGGAGAATATTAACACAGCAATAATCGAACGACTGGAGAGGGTCGTGGAGACCCTACAGGAGAACTCTGTAAAGATGGGTCAACTCCTTGCTGTGCATAATGAGAAGTTAGAAAAGCAAGATAGAATAGATGGTGTATTGTTTGAGAAGATAGAGAGTGTTCATAGAGAAGTAAACAGACAAGCATTAGACATTAAGAAAGGTTGTGAAAGAGACATTAGAAAAGTCGATGACCGTCTCAGACTCATGGAAAAGAAAATGTGGAGCATATTTGGTGCTCTTGCTGTTATTTCTTTCCTCGTGTCTCCAGTCGGACAGAAAGTAATTAAGCCCCTGTTGACGAACGGGCAAGGATCTGCTATGATGACTGAATGGAACAGTTCATCAGAGAGTATCCCAACGTCCTTAACGACAGTCTTATAGATCATTTAATTGATCTTGTAGACAAGAATGAGACTTGGAGAGGCAGAGCAGATAAACATAGAAAGGACAAGCAGTTCCCATTGGAACCTTTTTGGCCTGAAATTTCTACCGATATCAACAAACAGTTGATACAAAGAACCCTAGGTCATTACCTTAGAGAGTTCCCTGTTCTTACCGATGACACTGACGTTGATTGGACAAGTGGTATAACCATCCTTCAGAAGACCTCACCATGTGAGGGGTATCATTCATTCCACTGTGAGAACATGGGATGGACAGACAATGCTAGAGCAATAGCATGGATGATATACCTTAATGATGTTGAAGGTGGAGAGACAGAGTGGTTATATCAACAAAAGAAAATCAAACCACAGAGGAACCTTGCTGTACTCTGGCCAGGTTCATGGACACATCTGCATAGAGGTAACCCTCCTATGTCAGATAAGTATGTCCTTACGGGGTGGTACACTCCTACTACATCATTTCCTAAGTTCAAGATAAACGAACTATGAGTTACATTGATACCAAGTATCTCAATCTAGCATCTGCTACACTGCAGAAGTATAAGAAACTGAAACCAGGTGTGTGGACATTCAGATGTCCTTACTGTGGTGATTCAAAGAAACATAAGAATAAGACTAGAGGATATATCTTCCAAGTCAAAGGGGATCACGTGTTCAAGTGTCACAACTGTGGCATCACGAGATCCTTTTCTAACTTCTTAAAAGACAATGCTCCCCATGTATATGACGAGTATGTAATGGAGAGATATAAGGAAGGAACCATAGGTGGTAACGTTCCTAAACCAGATCTGACACAGTTTGTTCACACTCCAAAATTTAATAAGCGAACGGTTGATCTTGAACGTTTATCCTCGCTAAATAAATCACATCCTGCAAAACAATATGCACTTGGGAGAGGTATCCCAGAGAACAAATTAGATAGGCTATACTACTGTCCAGAGTTTAAGAAATGGACAAACACTCAGAAGCAGACATTCTCTAACACCTCCCAAGACGACGACAGAATCATTATACCGATCAATGATCCCGATGGTAACTTACTGGGTTTCCAAGGGAGATCTTTGTCTCCACAGGCAAAGATGAGATACATCACAGTGATGTTAGAAGACCACCCAAAACTGTACGGACTAGACAACATTAATACAAATGAAACGATTTACATTGTCGAAGGACCTTTCGATTCCTTCTTCTTGGAAAACTCGGTTGCTATGTGCGGCTCCGATATTGATATTCGGTCGTTTGGTTGGAGCGATTATATTTGGGTTTATGATAACGAACCTCGCAGTAGACAAATCGCAGACAAAATCTCCAAGTCAATCGACAGTGGAGATAAGGTAGTCATTTGGCCATCAGGTATTGAACACAAAGACCTCAACGACATGGCAAACTATGGTATAAATGTTGAAAGTGTGGTACAATCTAACACGTACCAAGGATTAGAAGCAAAGTTAAAACTATCAAATTGGAAAATATGAGCAACGGAATCAAAGTCATCAAGAGAGATGGCACTGAAGAACAAATCAACCTAGAAAAAGTACACAAGATGGTTGAGTTTGCCTGTGAAGGATTAGCAGGTGTAGCAGCATCCCAAGTAGAGATGAGCAGTGGACTTCAGTTCTTTGATGGCATTAAGAGTGCTGAGATACAAGAGATCCTAGTTAAGTCTGCATCAGATTTAATTGACCTTGAGCATCCTAACTATCAATACGTTGCTGCTAGACTTCTACTCTTTGGTTTGGAGAAGTCCGTACATGGACATCCAGATACACCTCCTCCACTCAAAGATCACATACAAACTTGTATCAATCAAGGTGTGTATGATCCGAGTATCACCACAAAGTACACCGATTCAGAGTGGGAAGAAATAGATAGTTACATCGACTACGATCGTGACTTACTATTCACCTATGCAGGTCTACGTCAGGTGGTTGACAAGTACTTAGTTCAAGACAGAAGTACAGGGGAGAAGTATGAAACTCCACAGCAGATGTATATTATGATAGCTGCTGTATTATTTGCAAATTATCCTAAAGAAAAACGACTCGATTATGTCAAACGATACTACAACGCAATCTCAAAACACAAAATCAACATCCCAACACCAGTCATGGCAGGTGTGCGAACCCCCATCAGGCAGTTTGCGTCTTGCGTTCTGGTTGATTGTGATGACACCTTGGATAGCATCTTCAGCAGCGATATGGCTATTGGTCGCTATGTTGCTCAAAGGGCAGGAATTGGCATCAACGCAGGGAGAATTCGTGGGATCAACTCTAAAATCAGGGGTGGAGAAGTCCAGCATACAGGCGTTGTCCCTTTTCTCAAAAAGTTTGAAGCGACTGTCAGATGCTGCACTCAAAATGGAGTCCGTGGTGGATCAGCAACTGTCCACTTTCCAATCTGGCACCAAGAAATAGAAGATATTATTGTACTGAAGAACAATAAAGGTACAGAAGATAACAGAGTTAGGAAACTAGACTACAGTATACAGATATCAAAACTATTCTACGAAAGGTTCTTGCAAGCAAAGGACATCAGTTTGTTCTCTCCACATGATGTACCTGGTTTGTACGATGCTTTCGGCACAGATAAGTTTGATGAATTGTATGTGCAGTATGAAAATGATCCTACTGTACCTAAACATACTGTCAATGCACAAGATTTAATCCTAGACATCCTTAAGGAGAGAGCAGAGACAGGTCGTATCTATATTATGAACATAGATCACTGCAATGAGCACTCATCATTTAAAGACAAGGTGAACATGAGTAATCTATGTCAAGAGATAACTCTACCCACTGAACCTATAGATCATATAGATGATAGCAAAGGAGAGATAGCACTATGCATACTCTCTGCTATCAACGTAGGTAAGATCTCTAGGCTTGACGAGATGGAAGAACTCACAGACCTTGTTGTGCGTGGACTAGAAGAACTCATTGACTACCAAGAGTATCCTGTTGAAGCAGCTAAACTCAGCACACAGTCACGTAGATCACTAGGTGTAGGGTACATAGGACTAGCACATTTTCTTGCTAAGAACAAAGTGAAGTATGATTCACCAAAAGCATGGAAGTTAGTACATGATCTCACAGAACATTTCCAGTACTATTTGTTAAGAGCATCTAACAATATA